TAGAGCCCAAAATTACGTATTTCGTAATTTCCTTCCGGTATCGGGAATAGGCTTCCGAACCCCCTTGAAAAAGCCCAGTTCCTACCGATATACTGCGTACGCAGTATATCGGTGACGGAGGGGCTGGATGGCAACGGAAGAATTCAAGATTCTGCAGAAGGTGCAAGACTTGATAGCATACTCCTATCCCATTCTGACCCAGTTCCCGAAAGCTGAAAGATTCAGTTTTGCTCAGGATATCCGGCATTGTTTGAATATGCTTCTTGAACTGACCATTGAGGAAGAAAAACGGTACATCAAGAAGACTACAATTCAGAATATGGATATCGAAAACGAAAAGCTGAAGATCTTCATCCGCGTTGCACATGAACTGCGGTATATCGACAAACATCGGTACGCCGTATGGGAAGGCAAAGTGGTTGAAATCGGCAAGATGATCGGCGGTCTGCTGAAATCCGTCAGCGGAAGACCGCAATCATAGGGTGCAGATCGTGTTTTGCGGGTCGTGTTGCGTTCCTTCAACCGCGGCGGCAACTACAACAACACCGCGAACGGCTTTGCGTCGTTCAACGGCAACAACGATCGTTCGAACGCGAACGCCAACATCGGCTTCCGCTCCGCTCTACTTATTTGTCAGATGCTGAAGGCTTACGGGCTTTCTTCCAGTACGGTAGTAGGTAAAGGGATCTGTCTCCTCGGTCAGCTTAGGTCAGAGCTTCGCTGGAAGAAAAATTACGAATGCCGCACGCCGCGAAAGCTGTGGAGTCGGCGGTCAAGGGTGTGGCTGAATGGACAAGTACCAGCATGTGTTCGATGAGTTTATCCGATTCGAAACGCATTATGACGGATACAAGCTTGCTCAACGTTGTAAACGCTACAAGCCTGAGGTGCTCTGCTATTCAGCCAACCTTGAAGCGAATATCATTGATGGGATCAACCATCTTATTTGGAAGGACTACGCGATCAGCGGAGTCCATGAATTTTATGAGTACTTCCCAAAGAAACGGATCATCACCGCATGGCCATTCAAAAACCGTGTGGTAAACTGCGCAGCCTATAAGGTTCTCTGGCCAATCTACGCCGCGAGCATGTATGAACACAGCTACGGCTCAATTCCTGGCAGAGGACAGGTCCGGGCCTGCCAGCAGCTGCAGAAATGGATGAAGAAAAGCCGGTGGACCGGCAAGAACCAGTGGTTAGCCAAAGCCGACGTGGCGAAATTCTTCTTCCGGATTCCTCATGAAGTGCAGCTGCGGGAGCTGGGAAAGCCCCTGGATGATCCGGATATGATGTGGTTTCTCCAAACCTGCATCAAGGGAGACGGCCGGCCGACAGGGCTACCGCTTGAGTGCGGTGATCCTACGGAGGCTGAGAGGATCTTCGGCATCGGAATGCCGGTTGGCTCTCTGATCAGTCAGATGACGGCCAATGTGGTCATGACTCCGGTCGACCACTATATGAAACGGATCGTCCGCGTTCCGGAGTATATCCGGTACATGGATGATATGGTGCTGAAGTGTGACAGCAAACAGCAGGCATGGGATGCAATCGGAATGCTGGATGATTTCCTGCAATCTGAAATGGGTCTGCAGCTGAACAACAAGACAGCGGTCATGAAGTACGATGACGGCGTTGAGTTTGTCGGCCGCGTGGTCCGGCCCGACCGTATAGATCTACGGAAGAGCTCAAGTCTGCAGATGAAGAAGCATCTTGATTATGTCCGGGAGGCTTACGGACGGGGCGAGGTTCCTTTGGAATACGCCCAGGACGTGATCCAAAGCTACCTGGGCCTGCTGAAACACACGGACAGCAAGGAACTAAGGGAAAAGATCTGTCAGGACTTCGTTCTGATCAGGCAATCGGCACCGGATTAACCCCGGCGCCTTTTTTAATGCAAATCCAAAGACAATTGAAGAAAGAAGGTGATCTCGATGACTGGATCTGTACAGCCCATCGAAGGAATCACACCATCCATGCTATGGAATTTCGTGCTGGTCCTTCTCGGGCTGTGTGCAATCGTGGTACTGGTGTACAAAGTTATTGAAATCATGAGGAAAGAGCACGAACGGAAAGCGAAAAAGCAGCAACTTGACGGCGGAGAACTGACGGATGAAATCGCTGATAAGGTGATGAAGAAGATGAAGCCGCAGTTTGATCGGATCAATGAGAAACTGGCCAGCGATAAAGAGCGCCTGGACAGTCACGAGCGCCGGCTGAACCAGAATGACGCCGACCTTGAGCGCATCGGTGAAAACACAGAAATGATCCTGGATGCCATGGACGGCCTGCTGATGCACTTTATCTCAGGAAACGACGTAGACAAGCTGAAGGAAGTCAAGAAGGATCTCGACCATCACAAGAACAGCAAGGTGAGCTCATGAACGACATTCCAAAGATTGACCCAAAGAAACAGTTTTCCAAAAAGCTGGCAAGATGGACCGCAGTTTTCTGGTTCGTTTTCATGGCCTGGCTGAGTGTGCTGTTTTTCCTGGTTCCCGCGTCCGCGCTTTACTGTGTGTACATGGGGATCATCGTCACGGTGGTCATGATTGTGAACGTCTGGGCCTACACGCACAACAGCGTCTATGAAAAGGCCTGCTTTGCCATGCTGAACAAGGCAAAGATCGAGATCGGCCTGCAATCTGCAGGGAATCCATCTGTAAGCAAGGAGGGCACGAGCGATGAAGAAGGTTCTGTGAACGAAGACTCGGAAGGAGCTGACAACGGATGAGCTGGGACGCATTGATTAAAAAGTTCTTGTCGATGGTGGCATTGATCAAAAGTCTGAACCCGGCATACAAACAGCCGGGAGATGGGAGCAATGGCGTATGCGACTGTATAGGACTTATCATTGGGGCTATCCGTAGGATGGGCTTGAAATGGACCGGTATCCACGGCAGTAACTATGCCGCGCGATACCAGATGGTCAATCTAAAGAAGATCACGGCACTGAGCGAGATCCAGATGGGTGACGTGATGCTGAAGGCCTACGAAAAGGGCCACAAGAAATGGGATCTTCCCAGCCGGTATTGGGCCGGGAAACAGTATTACAACGGCGATCTGAAGGATTATTACCATGCCGGAACGATCACGAGCCTGAGCCCGATCACTATTACACATATGACAAGCCCGCGTATGAAGACGCTGACGATCAAAACCATGCAGGATCTGATCAGCAGTAATTGGCTTTATCATGGTAAAGCAAAGCCGATCGTGGAAGCAGCCGGAGGATCTGCGAGCATTCCTTCCCTGCCCCCGGCCACGACACCCAGTACCGGCAGCTATGCCGTGGTTGTCGCGGAAAGCGGCGGCACCGTGAACATGAGAGCCAAAGCCAGCACGGCCGGCAAGGTCATCATGCGCATTCCCCTGGGTACGACCGTGGAGATCGTAGCCCCCGGCGAAAAGTGGGCTGAGATCCGAAACGGCAACAGGACAGGCTTCATGATGGCTGAGTTCCTCGACGTGATCGGGGACGGCAAAGGAAAATACTGAGAGGAGAATGTACCATGCGTTTACCGGACAAAGTGTATGATGTGCTGAAATGGGTTGTACTGGTAGTCATCCCGGCCTGCACGACAGCCTATGTCGGTCTGGACTCCGTGTTCAGCTGGGGCTATGGCGATGTGGTGGCCAAGGTGTCCGCCATCGTCTGTGCGCTGATCGGCTCGATTATCGGCATCAGCACGGCAGAGTACAACAAAGCGAAGAAGAACGGCGAAGAGTGATAAGGCATACGAAAACCCTCCCGATTTGGGAGGGTCTTCTTTTTTTTGCCCTTTTCCGGCGATTCCGGGCGGTTTACCCTTCGGACGGGTTAGCGCTCGTTCCTTATCGTTATTCGTGAATAACATATGATTCTGTGTCGGGACGGTGGTTTTACGGGCTATTTCTTCCTTCTCGCTCTCACTACCGCGTCCATCGTCATGGTGAAGACTTCATCTGCCCTGGCATTCAGATCCTCGCAGATCTTCCGGGCTTCTTCCTCGGTCATGAAGTCGAAGTCTTCCGGGATCTCCTTGACGATCACGGCGTTCCTGGTGACGCAGGCCCCGTGGTCATCGCAGCCATAAAGCCAGGATGCCAGCGGATTGAAGATCTCCGCCTTGCCGTAGGTATCCTCGTCACACAGGGCAAGGAAGCCTTTCGGGATTCTGTCCGGATAAAGTGGCAGCATTTGTACACAGTCGCAGCCGATCAGCCGGTAGATCGTGCGCATGATGTCCGCATCGTTTCCTACGCGCTGGACCTTTGCTTTGTTCTCAAGGGCATCGAGTACAATGATTGCTTTCATTCTGGGTCTTCCTCCTTCCATTTCAACAGGACTTCTGTCAGAACATCGACTGTTTCCTTTACGCTGCGCTTATCGCAGAAGTGCAGGACCGCTTCGACATTATCAATATCCTCCGGATAAATCTTGTCTCCCGTCCTCAGATCTTTGTTCAGCCGGATCACGAACAGGTCAGCGCCTTTCCCAAAGAACTGAGACGGCCCGGCGGCTATGCCTTTTCGATGGCCAGGACCGAGCATGATCGGATAGTTGTAGTTCTTTCGTGCCATGATCAGAACCTCCTGTCATCATCTATCAGATCCACCAGTTCCCGAAGAATTGCCAGGGCTTCCTCATAACTGGTAGCATTCCCGATCCGTTCATATGCGTTATTCCAGTCCGTTTGCCGGCTTTCCCGGCGCATCTGATCCCGGACCTTGCCCATGATCCGGTAGATGTTACCGGACTCATGGCAGCTCTGGAAATGAATTTCTGCCTTCTTCATATCAGTCCCTCCTCTCTCTGGATCTCCCGCAGCTGCTCCCAGTCCTCTGCCCACTGATGGGTCTGATCGCGGCAGTCCTGCTTGTTATCGTACAGCTGAGACTTGAAAGCCCCTCTGAATCTGTCTCCGTATCCAACATCTACCCAGCGCAGCCCATCGCTCCGGATCTGATAAATCTCGTACTCAGACGGCTGATGAAGTTCTCCCGGAAAAATTGTTGCCACACGGACCTTAATTACCTGTTCGCCCTTCTGAGTGCTCTGCCGATAGTAGTATTCACCAAAGTCGAGATCCGGATCTGGAGGATTCGGAAAATACCATTCAATCATCTGCTTCGTCCGCTCATCAATCATCAGGCATCACCTCCTTTCGATTCCTCGTAAGCCTTCATCAGCGGGGCCGGATCCAGATGGAAGTCACGGTAGCCTTGCAGGCATGTATTCAGATAGCCGGCTGACGGTTCCTGTACCGGGAAGCCATTCGTCATGATGTAGGCCATGCTGTCTACAATGACCTCAGTGACCTTTCCGTCGCTTTTGCCGGAGAGAACGAGGGGAAACCCTTGCTTGAAGTACAGGTACGGGAAACCCTCGTAGCGGTCCAGGCTTTTCTCATCATCCCTGCTGATAGCCCAGACGGCCACGGGGACGGACTCGCCAGGCTCCGGCTCAATGGTCAGCACTCCGCGCCGGAAGACCAGCTTGTGATTCCGCAGGTTACAGGTCCCGACCGGATAAGCATCCGGGCAACGATGCCGCATCTGTCCGCGGTTCAGATTCGATCCATAGGCGAGATAATACCTCATGTTCTGTCCTCCTTGATCAGTTCATAATCCACGTAGCCGTTACAGTCGGCCCATTCGTCTGCTTCTTCCATGGCTTCATGCTCATCCCAGCAGAGGAAGGTTTTGTACCGGAAGACCCTATGGCCTGGCCGATACATCTTGAAAAGATAAGTTGCCAATATTCTCATGCTGATCCTCCTTAATTCCAGTATGTCCGGCAGTAGTCAATAGGGTCGATCATCTTCTTTTCGCAGTACGCCTGCGCTTTGTCGATCTCATCCTGTGTCCAGGTGAGGGACTCCACTTTCCCGGGAGCCATCCCAAAGAACCATGCCAGCAGGCAGATGGTGTAGAAATCCATGTCTGTGCCTCCTTCCTTAGTGCAGGACCACGAGCTTCTTGCCCACAGTCGTGATGGTGTACTCAAAGCGATTGTTCTTCCAGCACCGCGTAATTTTGTCGATCCGGTCAGCCTTCATCTTCGGCTTTTCCATGTGCCGCCGGACAGCCGGAATCAGGATCTTCTTGATGGCATCTCCGGTATACTCTTTCCGGATGCGGCGCTCTTCCGCACGTTCCATGTCCCACTGGACCTTGCGACGGTCGCGGCTCTTCTTCAATGCTTCCTCGGCTTCTTTGCCTTCAAGGTACCAATCTGACTCACCGTAGGTCTCGCCCATCTTGTAGAAAGTCCGTTCCTCGAGGACTTCCAGCCGCTCGTTCCAGATGATCGGGTCCCGGAAGAACCCGGTCACGATGGCCCGCTCGTCAATGCAGCGGCCAACCGTCATCCGGATCGCATCGGCCGTCCGGAAGTTTTCGCCCCAGATGGTCTTCCGGTAAAGCAGGACTCGGATCAGTTCGTCACCCTTCCGGAAGTCGACTTTGGCAATCTCGCCCTGGGAGCCGCTCATCGTATTCGTATTGATCTGGTACCCGTTGGCCAGAAACTCCGCGACCTTAGCAGAGAAGATGTTGTTGATATCAGTGGACTTCATAGCGATTCTCCTTTCTGCCGGCCTTTGGCCCGACCGGCGGGGCGTCTCTTTATTCTCAGGCCACGAAGGCGGCGGTCAGGTGTTCGCGGGCGGTCTTGAATTCCTTGCCCTTCAGCTGCAGCCGGTTGACCAGGAAGCCTTTCATGATCTTCGCCTTCTGCTGCTGGCTGAAATCTTTGGTGTCGCGGAAGTACGGGACCTTGTCGGCGTTGATCGCCCAAGCACTCATGGCCAGACAGAACTGGATGTACGCCTTGATCTTCCCGGCGTGGGTCGTGCCGTTGAACAGCCGAAACTCCACGGTCCCCTTCGTGTACAGGGCGTGAAGGTTCAGCCCACGGTACCGGGCGTTGCAGTAGTGACTGTGGTCGATGCCGCCGCGGTACCCGTTGTTCACCTGCGAGTAGTACACACGTTCCAGCGCGGCTTTGGTGTGCTCGCCTTTCTTCATAGCCTTCAGCATTTCCTTGCTGGCCTTCTGGCACCAGCGGTCTGCCCGATCCTGATTCTGCAGGGCCTCGTAGAAGAGATCCTGCCGGCCGGTGAAAAGGTTGACCAGGTTGATTAGCGAGTCGGCCGTGTGGTTGGCTCCGTCCACATGAACGTGGATGCCGCAGGAATCATTTGCCAGAGCCCCATGCTTGACCAGCTCCCGGACGATGTTCTGCAGGTCCTCGATGTCCTCATACTGGAGGATCGGGCTGACCAGCTCGCAGCGGAGGTCATTGGGCGTCCGGCCTTCCGGAACGCTGACCCTGTTGCCGTTCTGCTTCCGCTCGGGCCGGATGCTGACATCGCGGGAGCACTTCCACCAGCGATTCTTCCGGTCCAGCGCCTTGCTGGTGTCGTAGCCGTCAGCCATATGATGGCGGGCCGTGTCCGTTCCGAAGTAGTCAGCGATGATTTCAGCCGCCTTGACGCGGGTGATTCCGGTTAGCTCGATCTCGATTCCGAAGTTCTGATTCTTGATGGTGGTCATTGTCCTGTCCCCTTTCCTCCCCGGGGTTTCGTCCCCGGTTCGGTACTATTGTACAACATTTTGTTGGACTGTACAAGGGGAAATTGCAAAAAAGTTAAAACTTTTTTTGGACTTGTCCAACAATTTAGTTGACACAACGCCTTGCGGGGTGGTAGAGTGTTGCTGAGGAGGTGAGATTGTGTCGATATCAGCCTGTGTCAGCTCCGCTTTGAAGAAAACCGGACTGAAGCAGAACGACCTGGCCGCTGCCTACGGAAAGTCAAAGCAAAGTATGTCAATGAAGTTTTCGCGGGACAGCTGGTTTGCCAAAGACCTGGTCAAGGTGGCCAAACTGGTCGATGCGGATCTGGCATTCGTCTTCAAGGACGGATCGAAGATCATCATCGACACGGATGATCAGGAAGAATGAAGAAAGCCCCGGGTGCTGGTAACACCCAGGGCAAAGGAGTCAGCTTTGCTTGCCGGCTGGATCATCTGGTCTACGCTCAAGAATGTCTGACAAGTCGCATTCGAGCACTTCACAGATCCTATCCAGCTGCTTGAGGCTTACGCGATCGGCCAGCTCATTATAGAGCTCGTTAATCGTTGCCGCGCGGATCCCTGTCTTCTGAGCAAGCTTCGCCTGTGTCCATCGCCTTTCGCCGAGGCGTATGGAGAGTAAAATCCTGATCATTCGACCATGCTCCTTCCTGCGGATCATATCAGAAAACGGAAGCCTGTGACTGCTGATTGGAAGGATATTCCGTTTTCCGGAAGATTATTCCGCTATTGGTAATTTGGAGCACGAAAAGAGGACCGGTCAATATGACAGGTCCTCTTTTGCCGCCTATACGGCAGCGTGGACGTCGCAGACGAAGTATCCCTTGACCATGTAGATCTCAAAAGTTCGCCTGGATAACGTCATGTGGAGATGTGAAGAGCTTAGACGAACTTCTGAGCAATTTTCTCCTGCCTCCTTTCTGCTGAATTCTTCAAGGGAAATCTCGACTTCCCTGTGCTCCTTCGTACAATTGAAGATCAGTTTCAGCCGGCCATCATCGAAGAGATAGGCCCGGATCAGGAAAGCATCTATCAGCTGCTCCTGGAATGCTTTATCCTCCGCGTCACCATCTCGCAGCGTTTCCAGATACGAGAGAATCATATCTTTGGTGACATCGTTCAGAGCCTCCTTCTCCAGTACGGTGATCCTGGCCGACAGTTCTGTGATCTCCTGCTGCCGTTCTTTCAGTCTGTCCTTGAGGATCGGTAGCAGTTCCGCATCCTCGATCGCATTCAGCAGATTCTCTCGCTTCCGCGTGGCCTCTTGCAGCTGAGTGCGCAAGGCTTCCAGTTCTGCCGTGTGCCTCTCGCTTTCCAGATGCTCAATGGCTCTGTCTGCCATCCAATCCAGCAACTCATCATCCTGCAGAATGAGAAGGATCTGCTGGGTTATCTGCTGCTCGATCTGATCCCTGGACACATTCTTCTTATGGCAGGCGTGTTCGTACTTCTTGCGCGTACATACGTAATAATGGTACGGTTCGTCCATCTGGGCCTTTCCAGAAATCCCGGACATCGGAGAATCGCATTCTCCGCAATACAGTTTGCCGGTGAGCAGGTACGTGTCTCCTTTACACCTCCGCCGGGCTGTTCCTCCCCTGGCTTTCGGCTTGCCCTTGATGTATACCTGGGCTGAATCGAATGTCTCCTTATCCATGATTACAGGGAAACCTCCTTCTATCCGGTGTTCTTTATACAGATACACCCCGATGTAGCGCTCGTTGGACAGAATCCTGTTGAAGGATGACTTGTTCCAGGGAGCGCCTTTTTTCGTTTTGATGCCGCGGCGGTTCAGATCCTCCGCGATCCGGATCAGCGGCTCTCCTTCCAGTACCCGGCGGAAGATCTCACGGACAACCAGCGCTTCTTCCGGCACAATCTCCGCATGGCCATCCGGTCCGCGCCGGTAGCCGAGCGGGACAGATCCATTGACAATGCACTTCTCTGCGTTATCCTTTAGGCCTCGGTGGATCTTCTGTGACAGCTCATCTGAATAATACTGGGCGAAGCCTTCCAGGATCGACTCCATCAAGTGGCCGGTTGGATCGTCTGTGATATGCTCCATGGCAGACAGCACAGTGACACCGTTCTCTCTCAGTTTTTGTTTGTAGATGGCCGAGTCATACTTGTTTCTGCTGAAGCGGTCAAGGGCGTAGACGATCACGTACTTAAACTCGCCTTTGGCAGAATCCTTGATCATCCGTAGGAATGCCGGCCGCTTGTCGGTCTTCCCTGTCAGCGCCCGGTCATCGTAGGTGCGAATGATCTTATAATCCTTCTGCATGGCATACTTCTCGCACTCTTTGACCTGCTGATCAATGGACGCGTCCCGCTGGTTGTCCGATGAGTATCGGGCATAGATGACTGCTTTTTCCATAGTCAATACTTGAGGCGCATAAGCGCATGTTGACGTGCTTTTTCTGTAACAGAGGCTACAAAATTCAAATCCCCATCGTTCATAATGTCGTGATACCAGCTTGTAAAGGTGCAGTATAAGTTACATCTTTCTTCTTCTAACGGAGA